TTGATAACCTTCATTTCATCCATTAACTCTTCGGTTGTTATATCAGTATCTTCAAGGTCGATATTGTTCCCTTTGAAGGTAACATTTTTAGCCTTTAAAGTCTCCTTAATTCTGTTGAACAAAGTTTTCGAATTTGGGCTGCACTTAAAGTCCAATAGAACCACCATTTGAGGAAAATGCGTCTTCTCAAATTTAAGCTTGCGTTCAGTATAATCGTTTTGGGCTCTGATGGTAAAATACAGATAGTAGTCGGGGTCGTTACGTTTTATAAGAACGAAACGTTCACGTTTCGACTCGTCTCGATCCGGCTTTGCCGGATCTCGATCATGGTCCTTTGGACCATGATCCTCAGGTTGTGGAGCTCTATCCTCGACTGCGATCCCCAATTTACGCTGAACTTTCTTTACTTGTTTGTGAAGACCGTGGTTCTGATCTTTGACTTCCTCAAGGCTAATGCCAAGAGAACGCATGTATGAAGTCTGTTGTTGCATTATTTCTTCTTGTTTCTTCATATCGAGTCGCATACCTGACATCATCTGTTCTAAATCGGTTATTTTTCTTTGAGACTCTCGATGGTTAAAATAAAGCGTATATTCAACGTACATTTTAAGGAGCTTTTCAAGGTCGATATAATATTGTCTAATTATGTGACCATTTTTGGTTTTAAGCTGCATGATAGCCATCTTAAGGTCATCAGGTTCCATAATCAAAAATTTAGTGTGTTTAACGTTTGAAGGAACTAATTGTAATTCTTCTTGTATAGTTGGATATTGTTCTATTTCCTTGTCTTTTTGTGTCAACTCATAATAGGGAATATTATTGTTTCAACATTTTCTTAAAATTTTGTCGTTGTTTATAGTATTCCCCATCATAACCAAACCATTTAAGAACACTCATACTCACCAGGGTATGAGTAACATTTCCAACCACTACTTGCCAAAAGTAGTCAAACATGGTCATATTAAGCTTAAATTTAGTCACTTTTATAAACTTCATTATATCAAGGAGACTAAGGCTTTTATCCAAAGCCTTTCTTATTTTAGGGTTACTTGAACCATTTTCAGTATCAATTTTAACACCTAAGAAATTGGTAGGTATATTAATTTCTTGTCAGACATATCTATCGAAGGGACAAATTTCACCTTCGTAACCAAACCAATCAAATGTCATGCTAGTCAGGGGACTAGCATGATTTCCAACGACAACTTGCCAAAAGTAGTCAAACATGGTCATATTAATTGATCCAAAAATTTCCCATTTTTTTATTTTATGGTCAATATTACCTTCAGCTTCCAAGAAAGTGGTTACTACCCACTAGCCAATTTTATGCTTATTACAAGCATAAAATTGAAAACTTGAAATTTTTCCCACTACCAACCTAGGATTTGAAAAAGTACCTAGTGCCAATTGACATATTTTGGACTATGCTACCGTCATTTGAGTTGACCCCACTCATATCGAGTCAAATTTACAAGGGTAACTTGTTATTCAGATATCCTTGAAGACTATATGTGTTGACTCCTAAAAGAACCATAAATATGAAACCCAAGAAAATGTTGCCAAAAATAAAGTCTCGAGAACCTTTAAAAATTGGAATCATAATTATGATCACCAAGAAAGCTATAACCAAATAATTTTTCTTCAAGTCAAACTTGTCGAATGGAGATGGTGGTTTTGGACCAGGACCTGGCACTGGTGCGGGTGGACCTGGCGCTGGTGGAACAGGAGTTGGTTTAGGTGGAACAGGAGTTGGTTTAGGTGGAACAGGAGTTGGTTTAGGTGGAACTGGAGTTGGTGTGGGCATAGGTGGGACAGGTTTTGGAGCTGGTGCAGGACCTGGTCCTGGGGTTGGTGGTGTTGGAATAGGAGGTTGTGGTGGGGGAACTGGAGTTGGTGGTGTCGGTTGTGGGGGGGTAGGCATTGGAGGAGTTGGAGTCGGTTGTGGTGGTGGTTTTGGAGGTTCAGGTTTGAACACACAATTGACATCGTTTTTTATGTTATCTATGGTTACATCTCTATCTTTGATAATGTTATAGATGACATCGCAGAAGTTGGACGGGCAAGTTGGGTTTTCCACTTCGGTTGTCTGAAGATATGACTGTGGGTTAGCACAAGGCGTGAACCAACAACCATCATTGATAACTTTTCCAACTTTAAGGCTACGATATACCTCATTTTGAGCTCGATTGACACATTTGCAGTCTGGTGTATTGTTGACCGCACAATAATTTTGAACAACAGTGTCTTGCACACCTTTAGATTGTTGGTTAAACCAACCACGGCACAGTTCTCCATCTTTTCCAGTCGATTTTAACCTGGAACATTTAGTCATGTTTTTTCCGGTATCTGGGTCAATAACACACGTGTCTGAAGATTGTTGGCAATAGTTGGCTACAATAGCATTAAAGTCGCCAGTAGTTCCAAATTTTTGTTTGAAACTGTCAATCTGATCCAATGTGTTAATTTTGTTTACGTCAAATATACATTGAAGATTGGGTCCTTTACCATTCCAGGTAACGTGCGACAACGGGTCGCGTTTGTGAGAGTCCACTCCAATAGCACACTCTTCGGAATTTGGTTTGGCACAATGCAACTTGTCGGGGCAAAATGGTAGACAACAATTTTCAGAACCAAAATTCCAATCGTCTTTCAGGTCGGTTTGACCACATGCACGTTTGGTTGTTGTCCAAAAACAAAGACCACATCCACATGGTTGACCTGTATCATATTGTGTTTTAGTCGATTTTTGTACGGTGAATCCGTTTACAGTTGAAGTCATTTATTATCTGGCCATTTAACTCTTCTCTTTCTGGTCAAATTGCAAAAATATAATGGTCTACTGACCATTATACCCAAATGCTAAGTTTTCGCCATGTCAATTTTTTCAAATATTAATGATTGGATTATGGTTCCCGCAAAGGGGATTCAACTCTCTATTATAAAGGTTATAATAGTCTTTAAATCCAAAATTATAAACGGACCCGACATGTATGATATTGAACCAGTACAGATTGATACAATGGCAAAAATGGGTAATGTTATCGGCGCAACCAAACTTATGGCGCAAACCGAGACTATTAATGTTCCTTTGATCACTTTTCCAACGACGCACTTACGCCATTTTTTATCTTGTTTTGCGACCATCTTGATTTTTATTTTATGGTTATTTTTTGACCATAAAATTCAATTTTCTGATTTATTTTCTACTTTGTGGTTTTAAGCTTCAACTTATCCTTGCTTGGTTTATCTGTGAGTGCAACTTGACGTAGACCATTAATAATTTCTTGCGTTGCTAAATCAACATTTTTTACACCGGCGTTCACAAGGATATTTTGAACCTTTTTTTCCTTTTCTTTTTTTGAAACATTTTTCCTAACACTGGTTGCTTCCACCAACAGCGTAACATGTTTATTGTTGTGCTTAAAAATAACCCCATCTTGATTATGATTTTTCAAATAAGAGATGATGCGATTTTTGGTATCTTCTTCACCCTTTTTGCATTCTTTTATTTTGTCTCGATAATACATGAGTTGTTTACATTCGTCTTCTAGAGTCATATTTATTAACTCTTTTATGCCTTTCAAGCATAAAAAGGTATGCCTTTAAATTTTTGGGTCCTTTGGACCCATTAGTAGCCGATGCCCGACGGGCATCGTTTAGCTTTGACCTACGGTCAAGGGCTTATCAAAAGGATTAACCCATTCACTTGAAACGTGCCACATGTGGCACGTTTTACTGTGATAGGTCGACCCGTTCGCGAAGCGAACGGGTTAACTACGTATCTAATTTTAATGCTTTTTAAGAGCATTAAAATTTTATCATATAAACTAATGGTCTGAATCATCCTCCAAATTCAATTGGTCGATGGGAATAAGGTTGTTATCAGCAAATACACTCGATAACAATCCATTTAAAGGATTATGTTCTCCATCGGCGAATAAAGTTCCAATTTTACCAACTAGTCCCATAAATTGAATCATGTTAAAATTGTTGATATCGATATCTTCAACCGCATCAATCAATACAAGAGTTTGAGAATGGTCTTCTGAACCATTAGACAACAACAAATTTCGGGCTTTTTGACATGCCACTTTGACTACAATAGAAATGTCCAAGTTTTGTTTTTGAAAGTCGCTAAACAGATCTTTGGCAATCGCCATTTGTTCTTCTCGAGTCAGATCGGGAGAAAAACGCGCCTTTAAATTTTTAAAAATTTTGTCAATATAAACTTCTTCTGGACCTTTATTTGTGTTGTTCAAAATATTCCAAATGTAGTTCAAATGATCCTTAATAACATCTTGGTCTCCTTCTTCGGCTTCTTGAAATGTTTTTTGAATATTAAAGGCAAATGAACCACCCGCTGCAACATATGAAATATTTGGGTCATTTAAACCATCAAAATTTCCTTCATTCAAAACTTCAGTGTTATTGTCAAAAAAGACCTTAAACCCTTTGATAAGTTTCAAGTATGCTTTAACCTTTGTTTCATCAATTCGATTTACAATGGCGTGATAATCCATAAAATTTTGATTATCTGTTACAGAGGATAAATCATCCATAAAATTTTTAATTGAATCAATCAATTCAGTATCAACTTCGACAGACTCTTCCTCAGAATTCACGGCAGTTGGCTGGTTCTCTGTCTCAGTCAATGCTTCATGATTATTTTCAACCATTTTGTTATCCATTTTATACATTGGATTAATTCTTACAAGATATCTTTTTTGAAATTTTTACGGTGGAATTAAACCAAAACAACCACATCTTGTAAAATAAAATTTTAATGGTTCCTTTGGGTTTAAGGCAAATTGGGTTAAATACACGGTTGATTTAACAATAAATAAACATGCAACAATTGATATTACCGCTCGCACTACTACTAATCGTGGTTCTGTTTTATGTTCTCAGACCCGTTAGGGCAAAAGTCAATATTTTAAGGGATCTAACAACCTTAAAAACTCATACCGTCAACATGCTAAATAAAGTTCTCAAAGTGGACACAACCAAGCTTATTGATTTTCATATACCAGATGTTCATTGTGATGGTATAATTGACCGTATTTTATCACCAGACGAATTGGTCAAGTTGAGCCATGATAATTTAACTTTGTACAATAAACTGATTGCGTGTGGTTACACTCGAACAGTCGGTTTACTTCATGGTTTTGCACTTTGGTCCTCAATGTCCAAAACAAAAGACATGAAAAGTTTTCAATACTTTGTGGATTGTATTAACCATATTGAATGGAAAGATCCAACATTATTCATAGACTTTCATTCAATCAAATCCAAAATTGGAAAATGCGTCGTTTAAATTTTGATTATTTTTATGCTTATAAAAAGCATAAAAACAAAAAATGTTAGTAAGGCAGGTTCTTTCCACCTACCACCTAGTAAACAATTTTGTATTTGAAACCTCCATCGTTGATCTCTGTTTTTGAATTTGTCCATCCAGTTAGTTCTTTGATTTGGTACCACAAGTCCTTCTTAGGAGCATTAGTCTTGTTAGAGAGTCGCGTCATTAAGTCTTTTCTTTGTAGAACCAACATTTCACTATCCTCTTGTTCTTTTAGGGACAGAAGAATATCTTCAAAAGCTTCTCTCACAGAGTCGGACTCCTCTTCTTCCAAATCTATAGTTTCTGTGTGTTCCCCTATTTGAACAGTAAAACGTTTATAATCTAGGCGCGGTGGCGGTTCATCCTCTTCTTCCAAACTGGCGTCCATTCGAGTTCTAATAAAATTGTTGATATAGTCAACGCTAGCGTCATAGTTGTTTACGATAAAGGTCAATATATCCTTTAAATCAAAAAATTTTATACCTACCACTAGTTCAGCATTATCCTTGTGTTTGAAGTCGGCTAAGAGTTTTTGAATGTGATAATCAACATCTTTGCTATTGTAGCATCTCATAGCCCAACAATAGTAGTAGGCGTCTTCAACTGGTCGACCAGTATTATATGGTCCAATACGACTACTTAAACGAATTG